CTTAGGGCTTAGGTATATGGAAACACCACGACAACTTGCTGAAGATAGGCTTAAAATAGCTTATGAGTGTGCTAAACTCGGAGAAAGGTTGGCTGATCTAAAGATAATTAGAGCAGAGTGGTGGAAAGCTATGAGACCGGACTTTAAAAGTGATGCTTCTTGTTATAGGTCTTGGGACTTGACAGAAGAAGGTCAAGAAATGGAAACTATTAGTATGAAGTTAGTATCTAAAAAAATGAAATCATCGGCTATAAAAACTATGATAGAAGTAATGTCAGATGAAAGTAGAAATCAATATTAAAATTATGCCAAAATGTAGAAGGTGCGAAAAAGAAATAATGAACAAATGGAACTTATTTATAGTCAATACTGAAACCAAAGAAATGGTAATTGACTGCTTTTTATGTAAGCGATGTTGGGAGTTATTTACAAAACACTTGAATAGTTTTAAAAAATAATTTATAATATATATGTATGAAAAAAAAGTCAGCTCGAAACACTAAAATAAGTAAATACATAAAGATAGTTAATGAAAGTATCGAGGGTTATCATCAGGGTTATGTCCATAGAGACCACCGGAGTAAAGCAGAAAGAACAGGCAAAACAAAATACCTTAATTTTAAAAAAGACAAGGTAAAAGAGATAAGAGAATTAGAACTATATGAACAACTAAAAGATAAAATTAATCTAATAGGAAGATAAACTATGTATTATGTAAAAAAACAATGGACTAATGCTAAAAAGCAAGAATATAATGGATATAGATATGATAGTGGATTTGAAGCTAATTATGCGATGTTCTTAGATAGCGAACTTAAAGCCAAAAGAATTAAAAGTTATGACAGACAAATCAATTTAGATTTAATAGTAAATAATTATAGGGTCTGTCAGTATAGAATAGATTATATAGTTTATCACAAAGATGGAATAACTGAATATGTGGAAGTAAAAGGTTATCAGACAGATGTATGGAAGCTTAAGTGGAAACTATTTGAAGCTTTATATAGTGATATTCCAGATGTAAAATTAACAATAATCCAACAAGGTAAATATAAACCACCGAAGTTGAGAAAGATTAAATAAATGTCAATAATATATAAGAGCCTCAGGATTGGCAAAAATGAACGACCTTTCTACCTGTATAAGTTTAGGTCAATGATTAAAAATGCTGATAAGTTAGGACCACCATCAACTTCAGGAGATGATCCACGACTGACTAAGATAGGAAAGTTTATAAGAAAATGGAAAATAGATGAACTACCACAATTTATTAATATATTAAAAGGTGATATGGTAGTAGTAGGACCAAGACCGGAAGTTCCAAGTGTAGTTAAAAAAATGGCAAAATGTGAGAGAGATATAATATTTTCAGTTAAACCCGGACTGGTAGATTTAGCAACTTTAGCTAATATGCACGAAGAAGATAAGCTATCAGAAAAAAAACACCCTCACGAATTTTATATGAGATATATTAGACCAGAGAAAACATATTTACAAATTGAGTATATAAAGAATAAATCAATATGGCTGGACATAAAAATAGTTCTGCTAATGGTCAGGAAATTAGTCCTGAGATATTAGCAAAATATATAAGAAAAAAGATACTTAAAATGAGCCACGATGCGAAGGCTTGTCATATAGGCTCGGCTTTATCTTGTGTTGAAATCGCAATGGCGATGACTGGAAATAAAGGAAAGTTATTCTTCTCAAAAGCAAGTGGATCAGCGACTATTTATGCTTTAATGGGATTAGATGCTAAACATTTAAAAGAAAATCCTTTACTCTGGCCTGGTGGTTCTTTAGGTCACGGACTTCCAATAGCAGTCGGTTATGCTTTAGCTGGTAATAAAACACTTGTTTTAATGTCAGATGCTGAAATGAACGAAGGAACAACTTGGGAAAGCTTAATGTTTTCTTCGCAACATAAACTATCTAATCTTATTATCGTATTAGATAAAAATAATTTACAAGCTTGTGGTAAAACTGAAGATATATGTAATATAGAGCCTTTAGCCGATAAACTAAGGGCTTTTGGTTGTGAAGTAAGAAAAGTAGATGGACATAATTTTTTTAGATTAAAACAGGCTTTAACATATCCACCTTTATATAAAGATAAACCAATATTTATTATAGCTGAAACTACGAAGGGTAAAGGAGTTGGTTTTATGGAAGGAAAATATGAGTGGCATTATGAAAACTTAACACCAGCTTTACTTAAAAAAGCTTTAAAAGAATTAATATAGTATGCCAAAAGGAGTTTACACATCTAAAAATAGATATAAATTTCCGAAAGGGAATGAGTTTGTATTTAAAAAATGTCATAAGCCTAAAAATGGATTTAAAAAAGGTGATACACCTTTTAATAAGGGTAAAAAATTTGTTCATTCTGGAAGTTTTAAGAAGGGAAGAATTGTTTCTAAGGAGATTAGAGAAAAAATCAGTTTATCAAACAAGGGAAAAGGTGGAATGGAAGGCGATAAAAATCCTCGATGGAAAGGAGGAATAACATCCGAAAATCAAAAGGTTAAAAATTCTATTGAATACAAATTATGGCGTAAATCAGTTTTTGAAAGAGATAGTTTTACTTGTCAAAAATATAAATCAAAAGGTGGCTATTTAATTTCTCATCATATAAATAATTTTGCTGATTTTACTGAATTAAGGTTGGCAATAGACAATGGTATAACTTTATCTAAAAAGGCTCACGATGAATTTCATAAATTATATGGTCGCAGAAATAATACAAAAGAACAATTAATTAATTTTTTAAGCTTATGATAAAAAAACAAAAAAACACTCGTCATATATTTTTTGAGGTATTAGAAAAGATAATGGAAAAGGATAAAAAGGTGGTATTTATTACTGGGGATTTAGGCTATTCATATATGGAGCGTATTCAAAAAAGATTTCCAAAACAATTTATAAACGCAGGATGTATGGAACAGTCAGCCACAGGAATAGCTGTTGGATTATCAATGGCAGGGTTTAAGCCATATTTGTATTCAACATTAAATTTTATTCTGTTTAGAAATTTAGAACAAATTAGAAATGATGTAGTAGTAGCTAACAATAATGTAAAGATAATAGGGGTATCAATGTCAGGCTTTATTGGATTTACTCATAACAGATTACATACAAAGGAAGATACTAATTTATGTGAGAATATAGGGTTAAAAGCTTATACTCCAACTTTAAAAGGTTTAGATAAATTATTAATTAAAACAAGCAAGAATACAAAACCTTGCTATATAAGATTATGAAAATTGAATTCATTAGAAACTCGTATATAAGATTTTATAAAAAGCATAAAGAAGAAATACTTAAGGCAATACATAATTGCTTAATAAAAGGGGAACTTATTTTACGAGATGAAGTATCAAAACTTGAGAGAGATGTATCAAAATATGTAGGTTGTAAGTATGGTATAGGCACTAATTCAGGAACTGATGCCTTATTTTTAGGCTTAAAAGCTTTAGGAATAGGTGAAGGTGATGAAGTAATAACAGTAGCTAATTGTTTTATAGCGCCAATACAAGCTATTTATCACACAGGTGCTAAACCAGTATTAGTAGATATAAATTATGATGGGCTTATGAACCCTGATCTACTTGAAGGGCTTATAACAAAAAACACTAAAGCTATTATGCCTGTTCATTTATCAGGAAAGGTCTGCGATATGAATAAGATAATGAAAATAGCTAAAAAGCATAAATTAAAAGTGATAGAAGATTGTTGCCAGTCATTAGGGGCTAATAAAATAGTAGGTCATTTAGGGGCAACTTCATTTAACACTCCTAAAACACTTGGAGGAATTGGTGATGGTGGTATGGCCTTTACAAGTAATAAGAAGTTAGCAGAAAAACTATTCTTATTAAGAAACCATTGGAATATATATCAAGGTAGTGTTAGAAAAGAAGATTTCCCTCAACCTGAAACTATGGGCTGGGGTTTTAAATCAAGATTAGACAATATTCAAGCTTCATTTTTAAATATTAAGTTTAAGTATTATGAAGGAATGATAGATAGAAGAAACTTAATAGCTTTTTTATATGATATTAAATTATCAAATAAGTTTAATAAACCTGAATATCAGAAAGGTCAAATATGGCAAGAATATATCTTGAAGTTTAAAACAGAAAAAGAATGCTTTAAGTTCAAAGATTATATGGCTAAAAATGGAATAGAAACTTTAACAAGAGACAAGATACCAAACCATAAACTAAAAGGATTAGGGCTTAATTGTAGTCTGCCGGTAACCGAAGAATTAGCTCCTTTACAGATAAGGTTGCCAATATATCCTGAATTAAGATTAGATGAAATAATGTATATAATAAGTAAAGCAAATAAATACTATGAATAAAATATTAATAATGTATTGACAGCAGGCTCAATAGGGTGTATAATTAAATTATAATAATTAATTTAGTTATATGAGAAACGAAAAAGGGCAATTTGTAAAAGGAGATTATCAAGGGTTTGGATTTAAAAAAGGCACGATACCTTGGAATAAAAATAAAAAAGGAATACATTTATCTGAAAAAACAGAGTTTAAAAAAGGAATGACACCTTGGAACAAAGGAATCGGAAAAGGGTGGATAGATGAAGGATACCATAAAGTTAGTATAAATGGAAAAGATAAAAGAAATCATAGAGTAATAATGGAAGAATACTTAGGAAGAAAATTAGACAAATGTGAAATTGTTCACCATATGAATGGAAAGAAGAAAGATAATATAATTAAAAATTTAGTTGTTTTGACTCGTTCTGAGCATACTAAAATTCATAAAATATGGTTAGGAAGGGGAAAAAAAAAGAAAAAATAGTATGTTTTGGTGGGGCTGGAAGTATTGGTTCTGAACTTGTAAGACAATTAGTAGTCGACAATGAAGTTCTTATTTTTGATATAGATGAGACAAGAACATTTGATTTATGGGAAGAATTAGAAAGAAAAGGACACGATGTTTATTATAGAATAGGTGATGTAAGAGATGAAGTAATAGTTAAAAAGGTTATAGACACATTTAAGCCTGATATTATATTCCACGCTTCAGCTTATAAACACGTTAGTCCAATGGAATTATACCCTATGGAAGCTATCAAAACTAATATTATCGGAGCTTATAATATAATAAATAATTTTAAAGGAAAAATAGTAAATATCTCAACTGATAAAGTAATAAATGCTAATTGTATAATGGGAGCAACAAAGAAAGTAGCCGAGATAATGGTTAGAAATGCTGGTGGTATATCTGTTAGGTTTGGTAATGTTTTAGGCTCAAGGGGTTCTGTAATACCTATATGGCAAAGACAAGTAGATAATGATGAGCCAATAACAATAACAGATGAAAGGATGGAAAGATATATGATGACAATACCACAGGCCTGTGAGTTAGTTATAAAGGCAAGTGAGATAGGAAAACCAGGACAAATCTTAATAATGGATATGGGAAAGCAAGTTAAAATACTTGATTTAGCCAAAGAAATAATAGAAAAGTCAGGTAAGGATATTAAGATTAAGAATATTGGTATAAGACCTGGTGAAACATTAAGTGAAAAGCTAATGACCGAAGATGAAGAAGCACGAGCAGTTAAAATAGATAAGTTTTATATAATATAATTTTATGAAAGAGTTTATCTTATTTATAATAGTATTTAGCTTAGTTTTAGGCTATTTAGAAACTAAATAAAACATTATGGAATACAGACAATGTTCTCGTTGTGTTATGGACACAACTGCTAAAGAAATAACTTTTGATTTAGAAGGTCGATGTAATTTTTGTAGGTCTTATGGACCAAAAGATTATCAAAGGCATATTGAAAAACAGGACTTGCCCTGGATTATTCATCAAATAAAGCAAGAAGGAAAGTGTTTGCTTGGTTTAAGTGGTGGGGCTGATAGTTCAACTTGTCTTCATTTACTTTTAGAACAAGGTATTAAGCCAATTACATTTAGTTTAGATAATGGTTGGGAAGATAAAAATGCCAATGAAAACATAAAAAAACTGGTAGAAAAAACAGGTGTCCAACACGAGTTTATTAAAATAGATGTAGATAAGTTTAGAAAATTACAAGAAGCTTTTATGAAGTCAGGAGTTCCTAATATAGAAATACCAACTGACCATATCTTAATGGCACTTACTTATCAACTTGCTAAAAAGCATAAAATAAGGTATATTATAAGTGGTGGTAATTTATCAACTGAAAGTATTATGCCTGAAAGCTGGGGTTATAATGCTAAAGACCTAACACATATAAAAGACATAGCTAAAAAGTTTGGAGCAACTACTAAAGGTCTACCAACAATATCACTATCACAGTATATTTATTACAGGTTTATTAAAAAGATTAAGATAATAAACTTGCTTGATTATTATGAATATAAAAGAGACAGAGCCATTAAAGTATTACAGGAGACTTACGACTGGGGCGATTATGGTGATAAGCACGAGGAAAATCCTTTTACAAAATGGTTTCAAAACTACTATCTACCGGTTAGATTTAATATCGACAAAAGGAAAGCACACTACTCAAGTTTAATAGTATCTAAACAGATGACCAGATCAGAAGCTAAAGATAAATTAAGTCAACCAGCTCCTTATGATATGATGTATTATGAGCATTTAGGCGAACCTTGTTCGCACTTTAAATATAAAACAAGTAAGTTTTGGTGGGATTTACTATCAAATATTTATAAATTAACTAAAAAATAATATGAAAACATTAGAAGAATTAACAAAGCTGTATAACGACTATGCTCAAAAAAGAGAGCAGATTTCAGCCGAGATGTTAAGATTAGAAGGTGAAGCAAGATTAGTTCAGGAAATGAATAAAAAGGTTGAAGAACCAGTTAAAGCAGTTAAAAAGAAATAAATATGCAATGTAAATGGGCTAAATCTTTAGGAGAATTAGAGGCAACCCATCAAGAAATATGGGGAACTTCTGATTATACCGACAGAAACAAGCCAGTAGTGTTCTTCGGCTTATATGATTTGAGGGATTACATAGCTTTATATAGGCATAAGAAAGGAAGTATCTATATCTTATGGGCTGGGTCGGATATCTTAAATCTGCAAAATAAGTTCTTATTCAATAATGGAAAACTAAAGCTACTTTCAAAACTATTTCCTTTTTTCCATAAGTTTATAGTAAATTTACTTAAAAGAAAGGTCTTCAAACATTATTGCGAGAACGAAGTAGAACAGGAAGCTCTTGAAAAATTAGGTATAAAGGCAGATGTTCAGCAATCATATTTAGGAAATATATATTTGCCAACAACATTTGAGTATTCAAGTGAGCCAAAGGTGTTTATATCTTGTGGAAAAGATAGACAGATAGAATATGGTTTTGATATAGTAGAAAAAATAGCTAAAAGGTTGCCTAAAGTTAAGTTTTACTTATATGGAGATGACTGGGAAACAGATAAGCATAACATAATAGTTAGGGGTAGAGTGTCTAAAGAGCAATTTAATAATGAAATAGCTAATATGCAGATAGGATTAAGGTTAAATAAGTTTGATGGTTTTAGTGAGGTATTAGCAAAAGCATTGTTAAGGGGGCAATATGCTATATCAAAAATATCTTATCCTTTTGTTTATACTTATAAGAACGAATATGATTTAGTAGAACTTATTAAGGAAATCGTTGATTTTAAAAAGCCAAATATAGAAGCTAAAGAGTATTATAAAAAAACATTAAATAATTTTGTATGGTCAAAGTATTGTTAGGAGGTTGTTTCGATTTATTACATATAGGTCATATACAACAAATAAAAAAAGCGAAAGAACTTGGTGATTATCTTATAATAAACTTATCATCAGATAAACAAGTAAGAAACAAGAAAGGCGAAGGTAGACCTATAATACCTGACTATGAAAGAAAAGAAATGTTGTTAGCATTAAAAGAAGTAGACAGGGTTATGTGTGTTAAAACAGATAAATTAGATTTGCCATTTGTATTAGATAGAGCCGAGCCTGATATACTTATAGCAAATGAAGGATGTTATGATTATGATGAGGAATGTGAGAAAAGAGGTATTAAAGTAGTAAAGCTACCACGATGTATTCCAAAATCAAAATTAGATACAACAGGAATTATAAATAAAATAAAAAAAGGAGGTTAGTGATGAAATGGTTAGATAGTTCTTTGAAACAACAAATAAAAGGAGTTAATTTCTTGATTATGTCAGATGATAAGATTTTAATTCAAAAAAGGGACTTCAATACTAAAAAATACCCTAATTGTTATGCTATACCAGGTGGAGGAATAGACACAGGTGAAACTCCACTTATGGCAGTAGTTAGGGAAGTATTTGAAGAAACTGATATGAATTTAAGTCCGACAGATTTTGTCCATCTTGGAAACTTTTGTTATCTAATGGACAAGAAGTTAAGGGTCAATTCCTTATACATTTGTTTTGTAGAAAATCCAAACATCGTTTCTAAAGAAGGAACTATGATATGGATGACACAGATAGAAGTATCAAGTGTCAAATTGGCAAGGAACACAAATGTTCTTCTGCCTAAGATTTTTAAATTCATCAAAGCTATTCTTTAATGAGTAGCTTTTCTAAACAATTACTCTTATGAAATATAAATTCACAAAATTAAGTAGAAAGTATTGGGCTAATCGTAATATAGACTGGACACAGGCTTATTTTAATGAGCATTCACACAGAGATTTATTGATGAAAGTATTTACAAAAATGAAATTCGGTAGTATAATAGAAGTAGGTTGCGCTTCAGGAAAGAACTTGGCAATGATAAAAGAACTATTCCCTAATGTAGAAGTAGGTGGAGTAGATATAAATGCCGATGCTATTGAAACTGCTAAAAAGCTTATACCTAATGCTGCTGTTTTAGAAGTAAGTGATGCGACAAAGCTATTTTTATCAGACAAATCAGTAGATATAGTATTAACAGATATGTGTCTTATTTATATGGACAGTTTTAATATAAGAAAGGCTATAAAGGAAATAAGGCGAGTAGCAAGAAAGGGAGTGGTATTATGCGAATTACACTCTGAAAGCTGGTGGACAAGATTATTTTATCCTTATAATTTACATAATTATAGGAAATTACTAAATAAATATGGATTTTGGGATATAGAACTTTATAAATTAAAAGAAAAGGACTGGGAAGGTGGAGAACCACAAAAGAGTTTCGGTTATGTAGTCCTCGCCAAATTATGAAAAAAGGACCACGATCGGTTATAGCAATGCTATTTATATTTATATTAATATTATTTATCATTATATATGGAGAAATCTACACAAGAAAAACAAGTATGTCACCTAATTTATATCCCTTTCACAGGGCTTGGTAAGATAAATAGGGGTGATAAATGGTTAGCTAATAGAATACAAGTATTTAAAGAGTATGTCTTAAGGTCTTTACTTGCTCAAACAAAGAAAGAGTTTATTATTTGGGTTAGTTGGAGACCAGAAGATAGAGACAATCCAATGGTTCAAGACTTATTTGAATTAATGAAGGGATTAGATGGATTAAGAACTATATTCACATTTGCCGGACTATGTTTTTATGATGATAAGTATAACAAAGATGAAGCTTTAGAAAGATTATATGATAATTTAGGTGAGACACTACCAGCTTTAGTTCCTTATGTAGATTGGGCTGATGAAGTATATATGACAATAAATGCCAGTGATGATATGTATATTAGTTCAGCAGTAGATACAATACAAAATGAAAAGTTCGATACTAAAGCAATAGGTTGGACTAAAGGTTATATAATAGATTATGCTACTAAAAGAACAGCTGAATATAATCCGGATACAATACCACCTTTCTTTACAATTAGATTTCCAAAAGATATATTCATAGACCCTTTTGAACATATGAAATATACAAAATCATATCAAAGCCACGAATACATAAAGGATTTAGGCTTTAAAGAATTAGAAGGTCGAGGTTTTGTAGTAGGGACACACTCTGAAAACATATCAACAACTTGGAATATACCTTATAAGGGAGAAGAAGTAGATAATTCTAAAGTATTACTCTTAACTGGAAACTACTGGACAGAGCCAATAGTTATGAAACCAAGCAAAAGAGTTATACTTAGAAAGATTTACAATAAACTACCTTGTAAGAAACTTATAAAATTAATTTACAAATCATTATAGATATAAATATGAGTAGACCAAAAGGATTCAAATTAACTAAAGAGCATAAAGAAAATATTAGTAAGGCTAAGATTGGTAAAAAACAGCCTTGGTCTGGAAAAAGCATTACTCCAGAAGGTAGGGAAAAGTTAAGATTATCAACAATAAAAACACATAAAGGTCGAAAACAAAGTAAAGAAGAAATAGCGAGAAGATTAAAAAGCAAGGAGGGTTATAAACACTCAGAAGAAACGAAAAGAAAAATAGGATTAGCTAATTCTATTTCTCAGAGAGGAAAACCAAGACCTTGGTCAAGAGGCGAAAATAGTCCTGCTTGGAAAGGTGGTATAACACCAATAAATGAAAAGATTAGAAAATCTTTAGAATATAGGTTATGGAGAACAGCAGTTTTTGAAAGAGATGATTATACTTGTGTATGGTGTGGTCAGAAAGGTGGTAAATTACACGCAGACCATATTAAACCATTTGCTTATTATCCAGAACTTCGCTTCGCCATTGATAATGGAAGAACACTTTGTATAGAGTGTCATTTAAAAACAGATACTTATTCAAATAGGTATAAATTTAATAAATAATAATATGATTATGATTTTACTATTAACATTGATTGTGGTATTATTAGCAGTAATAACATACAACACAACAATTAAAAAATTTACAAAGAAAAGACATTTCAAAAATAAGTTAGAAGTAACACAAAGGAAAATTCTTGATGTCGAATTTCTACTTGACAATTATAAGCAAATGCGAGAAGGCTTTAGAACAGAATATGATAGAATAAAAGAAGAACTTGATGGAGTAGAAACTTATGAGTTCCTTATTAAAAAATTAGGAGTAGAAGAAGCTAAAGAAGTTATGAAAGATGCTGAAAAATCTTATAAACTTAGAGATGAAATGAAAGATGAAAAAGACAAAGAACTTAATAAAGAAGAAGAAGATATACTTACTAATCTAAAGAACAATATTGTAGGAAAAAAGAACGATATGGAAATCCTTAAAAAACAAATGAAAGATGTAGATGTTATGATAGAAGGAGATCCTGAACAACCAGCTTCAGTAAGTCAGTCAGTAAATCAAAACCTATCTAACCTTAGAAGTGTTATAGATATGTTAAGACAAATAATTAAAAAACTTTAATAATATGTCTAAATTAGAAACAGTAATTCAATTTACTAAAATCTTAATAGGCATTTATGGAATATGGTGGAGTATACAAGTATTAAAATTGCTGAGCTAAAACCTTATGAAAGGAATGCTAAAAAGCACGATAAGAAACAAATAGCATTAATAGCTAATAGCATTAAAGAGTTTGGATTTGATAGTCCGATTATAGTTGATAAGGATAATGTTATTATAGCTGGTCACGGTAGGTTAGAAGGAGCAAAATTATTAGGAATAAAAGAAGTTCCAGTAATTAGAAAGGAAAACCTAACAGAAGAACAGGTTAAAGCTTATAGATTAGCAGATAATAAGATAGCCGAAAGTGAATGGGATATGGGATTAGACATTGAAGAATTGAAGGGATTAAGCGACGAGATGTTTGATTTAACTGGATTTGATAAGGACTTAATACTTGAACCTGATGCTAAAGATGATGAAGTGCCAGAGATACCAGAAGAACCTAAGAGCAAATTAGGAGATTTATATGAATTAGGGGAACATAGAGTGCTTTGTGGAGATAGCACAAGTAAAGAAGATATAGATGTTTTAACATTAGGAAAAATTGGCAAAATAGTATTTACATCACCACCTTATAATATGGATGCAGGAATGTATGAGAATTATAAAGATGATTTAAAGAGAAATGAATACATACAATTTAATATAGATACAATTAATAATTGGAAAAGGTGCTTAAAAGGATTTTTATTTTGGAATATTAGTTATAATAAGAACGCAAGAGATGATTTTATTGAAATAATGTATAGAGCAATAAAAGAAACTAAGTTGAAATTTTTGGAGCTTATAGTGTGGAACAAGAAAACAGCAATGCCTATAACATCAAATAAAATGATGACAAGACAATATGAAGATATATTTTTATTAGGAGATGATGATAGTATAAAAGAAGATTTAGAAATGTTTAGTATTTTTTCAAATTATAGCAAGGCAATATTTAATATAAAAACAAGAAAATATTTAAGAAATTATTGGGAAATACCAGTGAACAAAGTTCAATTAGATAATCACAAGGCTTGCTATCCTGTTCAACTTCCTTCAAGGGCAATAACAATAATGACAGAAGAAAATGATATAGTGTTAGACCCGTTTTTAGGTAGTGGAAGCACCTTAATAGCTTGTGAAAAGTTTAATAGGAAATGTTATGGAACAGATTTAGACCCTAAATACATAGATGTAATAGTTCAAAGATATGTAGATTATACAGGTAATGAAAATATAATAAAAAATGGTAAACCAATCATATGGAACAAGAAATAACAAGTGAAAAACAAGTAATTAGGAATGAAAAGGGTCAAATCATCCAAGGGACTGCTAATTATAATGGCAGACCAAAAGGAGTAAGGAATATGACCACCAAAGTAAGAGAAGCTCTTGAAAAGATAGCCGAAGGTAAGGATTATACCTATGAAGAAGCTTTAATCAAGGCAATACTTAAGAAAGCTATTGTTGATGGTGATACTACAATGATGAGATTAATATGGAACTATTTTGATGGAATGCCACTTCAACAGGTGAACAATAATGTTAGTGGAGTTTTAAATATTGAAATAAGCGAGGATATCGCAAAAAAATATGGTTTTACATCAGAACCAAAAGAAGATAGCGCTGGACCAGACAAGGTTTAGAATACTTAATTGTGGTAGAAGATTTGGAAAGACAACCCTTGCTATTGAAGAAATAAAAGGTAGAGCTTTATTTAAAACAGCAAGGATAGCTTATATTGCTCCAACATATCAACAAGCAAGAGATATAGTTTGGGAAATGCTTAAGAAAGAATTAGGACAAATAGCAACTAATATCAATGAGAGTAGATTAGAAGTAAAAGTTCCTAATCATTTAGGTGGAGAAAGTCATATAGTATTAAGGGGTTGGGAAAGTATTGAGTCATTAAGAGGACAGCAATTTGATTTCTTAATAATAGATGAAGTAGCTTCAATGAGAAACTTTTGGATAGGTTGGCAAGAAGTTCTAAGACCAACACTAACAGATACAGTAGGAGATGCTATGTTTATATCAACTCCTAAAGGTTATAATCATTTCTACACATTATACAATAAACAAGATAGTGATAGCGATTACAAATCATTTAGATACACCAGTTATGATAATCCATACCTTAATAAAGAAGAAATAGATAAAGCTAAATTAGAGTTGCCGGAGAATAAGTTTGCTCAAGAATATTTAGCTGATTTTAGAAAAGTAGAAGGATTAGTATATGTATTACAAGATGAAGCTGTTATAAGTCCACTTGATAAGGATATTAAGACAGAGAAAAGAATAATGGGAATTGACTGGGGATTTAGAAATCCAGCAGCAATATGGATAGGATACTTAAGAGATAAAGTTTGGTATACAGTAGAGGACTGGAAAATGGGAAGCAGAACAACTGCTGAAATAATACAAGTAGTTAATAATAAGATTAAAGAACATTTAATAACTCAAGTATATCCTGATCCGGCTGAACCTGATAGAATAGAAGAATGTCGCAGAGCTGGGATACCTGTCTATAATGCTTGTAAAGATATTGAAGGAGGTATAAGCTATATACAGGGACTTATAAGAGAAAATAGATTTAAAGTAGGAAATAATTGCACTAATTTTTTAGAAGAAATAAATACTTATCAATACCCTGAAGGGGTAGATGGTAAACCAGATAAAGAAGTTCCAGAGAAAATGAATGACCACTTAATGGATGCTATGCGATATGCTATCTATTCAAGTGATGGAAAACCTTTAAGATTTAATCAGGCATCGCCTTTAACTTATGGAGAAACCACAATCAACAATAATCCTTCAGCTGTCGTGTAGTAAATATGAAGCCGAAAGATATAGAAAAATATTAGTATTACTTATATCAAAGGGAGCTTTAGATATACCTAATGGAAACTCAGTATTACACTTCAATAATAATCAATTAAAAGGAATAGATTTAAATATAAAAAGGTGGCATTCTGATAAGTGTTCAGAGGACTTGACAAATAATATCAGTATGCTATAATATAGACAACTAAATAAAAAACCCTAACAAAGGATACTTGAGGCAATGCTCGTATCCTTTTATTTATAAATATGGAACTACTATCTAAACTTACATTAAGCGATAAATTACTTCGTTTACTAAAAGAGAAAAAATCTGCTCTTGATTTTGTAGAAAGAAAGTATGAAAACTGGAATGAGAACTATGAGCTATATAGAAATAAGGTTAATACAAACAGATTAACTCAAAGGCAAAATGTAAATATTCCTTTAATGAAGGAAACTGTTAAAACTCTGTTATCTAAAATAGATGACACTCCTAATGTTAGTTGGAAAGAATTATCAGGTGATCAACAAAAAGAATTAATCTTTCAAGAGATATGGAACGATGACTTTGAAAGAACAAACTTAGAACTTATTGATATTCAAGACAAGAAGTCTGTTTTGTTGTATGGTAGGGCCTTTAAAAAGCTTAATTGGGTTGATAGTAATATAGAAGTAAATGCTTTAGATATTTATGATATAATTATTGACCCTTTAGTAGACCCTTTAGATATAGAGTCAGCAAGATATATTATTCATCACAATATATTTAGAAACTTAGATGAGATAATGGAAGATGACCGGTATTCAAAAGAAGGTAAACAAAAGCTTAACATATATTTATCATCGGAAGAAGGTATTATTCAGTCAAGTAAAGATAAAGAGAAGTGGAGAGATAAACTTGATAGATTAAAGTCAATGGGATTAGAACAAGTAGCAACTGAAGAAAGTTTATATTCAGGTAGTGATACTGTAATATCTATAACTGAACACTATAAGAAAGTATGGAATGGAACTGATTATGAGAAAAGAGTTATTGTTTATGCTAATGATACTATTGAACTTATGGATGAAAAGCTTGAAGATTTATTAGGGGTAGACTTTTATCCTTTCATTACTTGGGCAGAAGATATAGAAACACAAGACTTTTGGTCAGATAGTCCAGCAGATCTAATAAGAACACCTAATAAGGTATTAAATATATGGTTTAGTCAGTTAGTAGAAAATAGAACCTTAAGGAACTTTCAGATGCATTGGTATGATGCAACAGTTCAAGGTTATACACCTCAAACTTATGAACCAGGACCAGGAAGAATGCTACCAGCACCAGGAGACCCTAATAAGACAATAATGCCTATTGAGATTAATGGCCTTGATGAAACTATGAATGCTATTAACTTCTTAACAAGCATAATAGAAAGAGGTTCAGGTGCTACTGCTACCGAGAAAGGAGTAGAACAACAAAGGCAAACTACTTTAGGAGAAGTTCAGTTAATGGTAGGAAAAGCTATGGAAAGAACAGTAGCTATGACTAAAATGTATAGAAAAGCTTGGCAAGATTTCTGTTATAAATACTGTAGAATATTGGAAGCCAATGATAATAAGAAAAGAACTTTATATAAAACATCATTTAAGGGAAAGGTTTATTCTAAAGAAATTAGTCCAATGGACTGGAAATCAGATGCTGGTTATAAGGCTACTGTAGCTTCTACTTCAGAACAAGACAACACTCAATTAGCCGGTATTCAAAAGTTTATGTTTATCTTACAGCAATTTCCTATGAATAAAGCTTTAAAGAAAATATCACAAAAGAGAATGCTTGAATTAGTAGACTTAACACCAGGAGAGCTTAAAGAGATAAGTCAAGAAGAAGAAATGAATGAAAAGATGATGATAGAACAACAAGCAATGGGAATACAACAACCAATGCCTCAAGGACAGCCACAAGCACAAATGCCACAGCTTCCTGAAGCACAACCACAAACATTATGAGTATATTAGATAAAATATTAAAGAAAAGAGGATTTAATAATACATCAGAGTTAAGTCCAGAAGAAAAGGAGACATTTGATAAATGGGAACGAATACTTAGTGATGGCGAAATGAGTATAGATAAGATTAAGTTATTTTGTGAGAGTCAGGTAGGTATAATAGAAAGTCAATTTAGAAATATAGATAACAGTAAAGAAAAAAATGAAAGGTTGATATTACAGCATAACATTTACAAAACAATAATTAGTGTGATAGTTAGTCCTCAAGCCGAAAGGGAAAATCTTGAGAAATATCTAAAAACACTATTATAATTTATAAACCGAGGCATAGTAACCTCATTAAAAACTATTAACATATAACAATATGGCAGAAATGCGAAACGATATGTTGCCTGATACATCGGAAACAAATCAGGTAGTTGAGGAAACTATAATCCCGAAGTCAGTCGAAGACGAAAAAATCGAACCTAAGGTGGAAGAAGAACCTAAGGTAGAAGTCCCGAAAGGGTATGTTCCTTATGATGCTTTACACGCCGAAAGGCAGAAGCGTAAGGATCTTGAAGCGAAGCTTAAAGAAGCTGAGCAAAATAAGTCCTTTGATACAAGCGAAGAAGTGTATTCAGATGAAGGCTTGATGCTTAAGAAGCAAATTGATGCTTTAAATGGCAAAATAGCTGGATATGAGAAAAAGGAAAGCGAAGGTAGGGTATATTCTACTTATCCTGTTTTACTTAATAGACAAGATGAGTTTGAAGAATACCTTGAAGAAAATCCAGACTTATCTCTGGATAGAGCTGCTAAACTTTTTATCTTTGATAACAAGTTGGAAGACAAACCTGTTCCACAAAGGAAAGGGTTAGAAAAACCAACTGGTGGTTCAAAGACTACACCGACAAGTAAGTATTCAGAGGCAGATATCAAAAGGTTAAGAGAAACTGAACATCGTAAGTATATTAAACTTATTCGTTCAGGAAAACTTAATCCGGATGATATTGGCTAATAATTAACTTTAATCAAAATGGCTTTATCGAATTTTGGTGAACAGTTTGCTGCAAAAACTTTACGAAGTTTTTATCAGTCAGCTGTTACTCCTGCCATCGCTAATACAAATTACGAGGGCGAAATCAAAAAAGCTGGAGATAGGGTTAATATTTTATCATTTTTAAATGATATTGTTCTTGGTGACTATGTTGACCATACAGATATGGATTTAGAGACAATCGTAGACAACGAAGACCAATTAATCGTAGAAAAAAGAAAATATTACAATTTCCCTATCGGAAAGCTTGCTGATCTATTCACCTATGGTGAAGACATCAGCGACAACTTAACTGAAAATGCTGCTAAAGTATTGGAAAGAACAGTTGATGCTTATGTGTTAGAAAATGCTCAATATGCCAGAGCTGGAAACTGGGTTGGCATAAATGTTCGTGTTGCTGGTGGAGGTGCTACTTCAGGAACTCAAGCTTCAATAGCTACAACTGCTACCGGAGGAACATTGACTTTACAGGCTGATGACGAAGGTGGTAATGCTACAACTGGTGGTTCAGATTCACACGTGATTGAAAACTCCGAAGATGGAGGATTTTATCACTCTGGATTTAATCAGGAAGATGTAGGAAAACCTATCAGACTAACCTCAGGTAAAACTTGGGCAACTGGTTGGTATCGTATCACTACTGTTACCGACTCAGTAACTGCTACCATTGAAAACTGGGATAGCGCTACTTCTGGTTCTGATATTCCTAATGGAGATATCTTAAGATACTTAGGTGGTGGTGCTGGTGATGATGAGGCTACTTATAATAGAAACGAAGATGGAAAACCAACAACTGTTGTAACTAATGGTGCTAACTGTGGATGGGGTTGGGAATTCCAAGCTGCTGTAGCTACTGGTATTACAGCTTCTAATGTTTATGAGGCTATCACTAAATTAGGAACTGCTTTAGATAAAGGAGAAATCCCTGATACTGATAGACATATAACTGTTCCACCTATTGCTATGGAATTGTTAAAGAATGCTTCTGAATTACAACCTGCTATCTCAATGGCTTATGAGGGTGTAGTTTTAAATGGTAAAGTTGGAAGATGTGCTGGATTTGATATTCATATGGCTGCTGGAGCAAGAGTATCAACAAGAGCTTCCCATAGAACTGCTGCCTCAGTAATGAATGGTAAAGATACAACTGATGCATTAGTATATCCAGGAACAACTGGATACCAAATTCTTGCTAACCATATTTCATTTGTAACATTTGCTTATAAATGGAGTGAGAGCAGAATTAAGGATGCTGAAAATCAATTTACTAATAAGTATCAAGCCTTACACTTATATGGAGCTAAAGTTCCAGATTTAAGACGAAAAGCTGGTGCTGTTCTATTCGCAAGTTTTTAATCTAAATAATTAATTACTCGTTTTGCTCGGGCTTTGAATAAACGCCTTAGCCTGAGCATAGCGTTTATAAATGAGTATGAAATGGATAATTAGAAAAGTTATAAAAATGTTCTTTAATCAATACTTTAAGATTAAACCACCGGAGAGTGTTAGATACTATAAGACCAAAAGTGCTGCTCGAGCAAGGTTAAAAAATGCTAAAGATGGTAGCTTTGAAATGGAAATACAAGGAGAAAAATATCCTTTTGCTGGATTTCCTCGAGGCCATATCTTAATGGGTAGTTTAGCTAAACTTAAGAAAAGTATTAAAGATTTAGTATTTAATCAAGTATTTGCTGAATTAGATAAGATGTATAACGATATAGAAGTAGATGCTTTGCCACCTGAAAAGTGTTGTCCGGCTGTTAGAGAGTTAAATAGAGCTTTACAAGAGTTAGAAGATGCCGAAGTAGTAGAAGATATGAAAGGTAGAATAAGATTAATTAAAAGAGTATTAACATTTTTTCTACAGGAAGATGATGCTTACAGATATAGATGGCAATGGGTTATGGAACGATTAGATATGAAAAAAATTAAATTAAGTAAAGGTGATAAATACTACTTTAGAGGTAAATATTTTAAGGTAGATCATTCAAAGTTCGATTATTAAATATGATTATTAAGGAATGTAAAAAATGTAGAGAGCAATTCAAAGTATATCCATACCAAATACTTAAGACTGAATTTTGTTCTCATAAGTGTTGGAAAAATTTTTGTAAAGATAAGCTAATAGTAAAATATTGTGAAGTCTGTAATAAAGAATTTAGGGTGTTTCCATCGCTTGATAGATTAAAATATTGCTCAAGAAAATGTAAAGGAGAAGCAATGAAAGGAAACTCTGGTTATTGGGAGGGTAAAGAAAGATTAAGTATGAAGGGAGATAAAAACTATTCTTGGAAAGGTGGAAAATCTTTTGAACAGTATCCACAAGATTGGTCAGATGATTTAAAAGATAGCATTAGAAAAAGAGATAATTATATATGTCAGGAATGTGGAATACATCAAGATGAATTAGTGGGAATACCTACTAAATTAGATGTCCACCACATTAATTATGACAAACAGAATTGTAGTCCAGATAATTTGATAGCACTTTGTAGAAGCTGTCATATTAAAACTAATAAAGATAGAGATAATTGGATAGAATATTTTAATAAAATTATATGAACCAAATTCCATATATTATAAATACATTTAGAGGAGGAATTAGTGATGAGAATAGCAAGGGCATTCCTGGTTCTTTTAAGTTCGGTAAAAACCTTGATATACATAAAAGAGATGATAGTTTGACCTGTAAGCAGAAACCAATGATTACTTGGGATAGTCCTGATTTAGTTAAGTGGTTTGTTCCGGCAACTGATGGCTCTTTATATGCTTTTTGTGCTAATGGCTCAATTTATGCTCGAACAGGTGGAACTGGAGACTGGAATGGTGTTTATAATGACGAGAATGGCGATATAAGGGGTGCTGTTGAGTGGAAAACCGATGATGGGGATAATTATATGTATTGGGCTACTTCTACCAGCATAGCAAGAAAAGCCTTTCCTGGTAATGGTTCTTTGCCCTGGACTGATGCTATACAGGATTGGAAGACACTACTTGACCCATACCCTTGGCATACAATGAAAATATCTTCAGGTGATATGATGGTAGCTAATGGACCATACTTGGCTTCTTATACTTATGAAGAAGTTTATGATTCAGGAATTATGAGTATTAGACCAGGCAATTCAATCAAAGCTTTAGAAGAAAGAGATGATTATGTGATTATGGGTTCTTATAGAAATGATAATGCTGAAGAAGGACACTTATGGAATTGGATTAGTGGAGTAGTTCAAAAATATATACAAAAAAAGAAAGTTCCAACACAAGGAATAAATGCTCTGATCACAACTGAAGTTCCTTTATGTCAGGCTGGATTTGATGGACAACTCTATTACTCTGATTTTGAAAGTATGATACCTTTAATACAAATACCAGGTGGAGGTCAATGTTATCCAGGAGCAACAGATATAGAAGATGGTTTAGCTTTATTTGGTATGTTTGGTGGAACTAATGCAGGTATATGGAGTTATGGAAGAAAAGCTAAAAATCGTTCGTTAGTCCCTAATTATGAATACACTATGACTGGAACTTTAGGAGGAACTACATCTACAATAGGAGCAATAGCAGTTCAAAATGGCAAAACATTTGTGTCTTGGGGAGCGCCAACAGAGGCTGGTGGCTCAAGATATTGTGTAGAAGAAGTAAGTTCTACCTTAAAAGCTAATGCTGTTTATGAAGGACTTGAGTTTAATGCCGGAAGACCTTATTGGAAAAAACAAGTAGATACAGTTAAGTTCACAATGTCACCAATGCCGACTGGAACATCAGTTAGTTGTAAGTTCAAGTTTGATAAGGAAAGCGACTGGAGATATGCTATTTTAGGAGATAATACAACTACCTTTTCTGTTCCTAATGCTGTAGAAGTAGAGTTTAATATAGGAAAACAAGGTGTGATATATGAAATTGGGGCTGAACTTAACCCTTATGGGAATGAAACACCTGAGATTTTATCAATAACATCATATCTTAGTCCACAGGGCTATGAACATCAATAATTAATAACAATAATATGACAAGTTTGCCTGAAATTAAGCAAGAGTTCCTGATCAGAATGGGAGTTTCCACTACTCTTGCCTATTATACCGACACAATAATTAATGGCTTTGCTAAAAATGCTGTTATTTGGGCTTCAGGGTATAAAAAATGGTCTTTTACAGAGGGGAGAGTTAGCACAACTTGGGCTTCTACCGAAGAAAATACCTATCCTGAAGGCTGGAAACACGATTCAATAAGGTATTTGACATTAGGAGGTAAAAGAGTTCAAAAATTGGACTTTGAAAGCTACCAAAGATACAGAGAAGAATACTCAAGTGGAACAGATAGGTATTTTACTGACTATAATAATACTTATTTTATCAATCCGAACATAGATTTAGGTGGAACTACTACCTTATATGGCCAATATACTCCTTATGTAGATGAAGAAACTGCTACAACACCTTTTTCTAATGTAAGTGAAGATGGAAATGAAGCTATTGTTCAAAGGATGATGGCTTTTGCTATGGAAAAAGAAAAGAAAACACAAGAAGCAATAGCTTATTACTCTAAAGGAAAGGAAATACTTGATAGTTTATACAAACAGATACAAGATGAACAATTTGGTTATCAAAGTAGAGATAGAGGTATGTTTACAGATATTAATTTAATAACTGGCTCAAATAGTCAGAGTGAGAATAGATTTTACTAAAATACTATGGAAGCTTTATTTAATGAAGTAAAACAAGATGAAGGGTTGCCGAATACAGTAGCAGAGGGGGAAAATACTGATGGAACAACAACTCCTAATTCTTTGCCGACTTCAACACCTGAAAATAGTAATAGACTGCCGACCAATACCTTTGGAAATACAACTTTTAGTGGTGGTTGGATTAAAAGTTCTAATTTTGCTACTGGTTCTGCTGGTTGGAGATTAACTGCTGAAGGTATATTTGAAGCTCAAAATGGTATATTTAGGGGTAATATAACTGCTGAAACTGGAAATATAGGTGGATGGGTAATAGGATTAACAACTTTAAAATCAACTTTAGAAAACATAGTTCTTGATAGTGATAATGAAACCATAGATGTAGGAGGTATTAAAATAGATGGTGCTAATGAATACATAACAAATTCTAACTTCGCAACAGGTGTAAGTGGTTGGAGAATAAGTGATAATGTAATAGAAGTTCAGAACTTAATTGCTCGTGGTAATTTAACAGGTTCTGTCTTTACAGTTAATATTAAGTCAGCTGTTGGTGGTCAACTTATAGTAGCTAATGCTGATAGTTTAGCAAGTGATATGACTGCTTTAGATGCTTCTACTTTAACAATAAAAGGTGGAACTACTTTCTCGGTAAATGATATGATAGTATTAAGGGGTGAAACTGCTGATGGAATTGAAGAAGAAAGATTAAGAATAACAAATATAGGTTCAGCTCCGACTTATTCGGTCACCAGAGATTTAGCTGGTCTTTATGGGGCTGATGATAACCCTGTTTGGAAAGCTGGAACTCCTGTTATCACACAAGGATTATCTAATGGAACAGATACTTATTCAGGTGGTTGGTTAGAATTAGTAGGTTCAGGAACTAATAGTCCTTATTATTCTGTATATCAAAGAACTGGACTTGATTGGGATGACTTTACAGAAACCTGTCGTTTAGGAAACTTAAATGGATTTTTAGATTACACTACCGATAAGTTTGGAATTGGAATTGGAGATAGCACAAGGTCTTTAACTTATAATACTACCGAAGGATTACTTTTATCAGAAGGATTTGTTGCTGGTGAAGATATTGATGAAGCTGTGCCTGTTCCAGTTTATATAAATACTTTAAGCACATCAGCAGAAGCTGAATCTGTTGCTGGTCCAACATCAGGAGCTGGTTCAAGTATTACTTATTTAGCTAATTACAAATCTCAAAGTTTTGTAATGGGGTTAACAAAAAACAAAATTACAAAAGTTGGTATATATTGTGCTAAAATTGGTAGTCCGACTGGAACATTTACAGTTAATCTTTATGAAGAAAGTGGTGATTTACAAACAGGAGCATCTTTGGGAACAGCAACAAAAGATTCTTCTACTTTTGCTGGTGTAACATCGCTTCAATATATTGTATTCGCAACTCCAATAGATGTTATTCCTGGAAAGAAATATGTTATCGTTTGTTCACTTCCAAGTGGTTCAACATTGGGAAATAATATAACAGTAAGTTTTGACAATTCAAGCGATACTTATACTGGTGGTAAGTTTGCGACATCTCCAGATAGTGGAGCAAATTGGTCTTTCGTTAACTATGATATGTGTTTTAAGATTTATGGAACTTATGTTGAAGGAGCAACAGCTGGAGAAATAATGGCTTGTGATGACAGATATGCTGGAAAACTTGCTTATACTGGTATGTTAGTTAATAGTGTTGATAAAGGAGATGATGCTAAAGTTATGCTTAATGGAGTAGTTAGTGGTTATACCGGTCTTACAGTTGGAGCAACTTATTATTTAGATGTTAGTAAAGCAAACTTTATTCATACATCAGCTGGTGTTAATTCTGTAAAAGTAGGTAGAGCAATAACATCAACTCGTTTATTAATTTATCAATTAGCGATATAAATATGGCTTATAAACTTATAAATAAAACAACTAATGAAATAGAAAGAATATCTGATGATAGGATTTTCTTTGATGATACTAAATATGATTTAGTTGAATACGACACAGTAGCAAGAAGAAAAAAAGCAATAGAATTTATAAAGAATGCTGACTCTCTTGCTGATATAAAAAAAATACTAATAGAAATAGTAAAAGAAATAATATAATAATTAAAACAATATGGCGATATATGTAAACCCAATAACAGGGAAAATGTCAGAAACACAATCAGCAGGTTCAGTGCCGATAGGTTCTTATAATCCAGGACAATCTGTTGGTAGTGGTAATTATTCTACTTATAGCTCTAAAACAGGGTCAACAGTTTATTCAAAAACACCTGAAGAAGCTTTAGCTAATAGTGGTGCTAATTGGGAAGGAACTGGAGCTTTAGAAAACTTAAAACAAGGAGCTGAAACTCAAGCAAAGGTTAATAAAAGCACTTATGATATTTATTCTAAACTTGGTGCTACTCCTGAACAAATAGGTGGTGCTATGGGTGGAACTGGAAATACTGGTGTTGCTCCGGGGTTAACTCCTGAACAAATGAAAGGAGTATCTGTTCCTAAACCAACCGATAAATCAATAGAAGACAAAACAACTCTTGCTACTCCAGTTAATGAACCTAAAAAAGAAGAATCGATAGAGCAACCTGAACCAGTAGCTAAAACTTATTCTGTTGTCGGTGGTGATACTATGTCAGCGATAGCAAGAAAATCAGGTATGTCTTTAGGAGAGTTAGTAGCTTTAAATCCTCATATAACTAATCCTAATGTTATTAAACCCGGTGATCTACTTAACTTAAATGATAAGGCAGGAGTAAAAGCTGGTATTCAACCAATGGACTTTAATGTTCCAAGCGATAGACCGGAACTTGGTATGACTAAATCTCAAGAACTACAATCAGCTTGGGATAAGGGAGATAGGGTAAGCACTAATAAAGACCTTGAGTATGCTTGGGATAGAGGGTGGAGACCATCAATTACAAGAGATGATGCTCCTAATTCACCAGCTGGAGACCTTATGAAAGATAAAGGGTTAGAAGATGAACAGATTAAAACTGTCTTTGATGAATATCAAAAGAACCCTGAAAAGACCTTTGAAGAATTATATCAAGAAATGTATACAAGATTAGGCTTAAATGACCTAAAAGATAATATTTCTAATTTAACTAAAAGATTAACTGAAAGTGAAGAAAAATATGCTGATGAAATACAAAAGGTAAATGAAAATCCTTGGATGTCAGAAGGATTAAGATCAATGAGAACTAAAAGAATACAGGAAAGAGCCGATGCTCAAAAATCAATTATAATGCAAGAACTTCAACTTAATCAGGATGCTTTTGATAGAGGCAGACAAGAAGTCCAATACTTAACTACTACTTCTCTAAATCAATGGAATGCTGATAGAAACTTTGATTACAACCAACAACAAGACCTAATAAATAGAGCTGAAAGAGCTTCAGAAAGAAAAGAAGATACAGCTTTATCTTTACTCTTAAATGGTTATACTAAAATATCAGGACCAAGTGGACTAAAAGGATTAGAAGAAGATGATATTATAAGATTACCTAATGGAGATATTTATAAGAAGCCACCAGTAGTTGCTGAAGCTGATGATTTCCAATTTGTAGCTGGAACTGAAAATCAACCTGGTGGAATATTTAATAAAACAACCGGTGAATTTCAAACTTTTGGAGATGGTGGGCCAGATGACCTATTTACTATTGGAAATACTGGAGGACAATGTGGAGATTATATTCATAAAGTAGTTGATAATGTTCCTTCTTTAGGAAATATGTATGAAGATAAATTAAGTAAATCTAATGTTAATTGGAATCCTAATACTACAACTCCTAATGTTCAAGTTGGAGATGTTTTAATACAAAAAACTAATATGCCTTATGGCCACGTTTCAGTAGTAACTGGAGTAGAGGGAGGTAAAATACAAGTATTAGAAAGTAATTGGGGGCTTGATGAAAAGATAGGAACAAGAGTATTAGATGTAAATGATAAGAATATAACTGGTATTTATAGAGGTGGAACAATGAAACTTCCAAGCACAACAACTCCTTCTGTATCACAAGATGCTAAAGGTTGGGCTGATTTAATAAAAAATGGAGGAGCTACAATAGCTAATGTTCCTGATAAGATAAGAACAGAAGTAGCTAATGCTTTATCACAAATGCCTCAAGATACAAAAAGCAATGCCGATGCAATAGAAAAGGCTAATACTGCTAAAAAATTAGCTTCTGATAATGCTCTTAAATTAGCTGTTGGAACAACAGGATTGACAAGAACAACCTTCAGCTTCTCGGATTTAGCTAAAAAGCAAGACTTTATAGCCAGTGTTGAACAATTAATTAGCGACTTATCTTTAGAAAGTTTAATATCTGCTAAAGAAAGAGGAGCTACTTTTGGGGCTTTATCTGATAGGGAAATGAGAGTATTATCAGCTTCTGCTACTAAGTTAGGAGCTTTAACAGTTACTGATAAGAATGGTAATATAAAAGGATTTAAAGGTTCAGAGGAGTCATTTAAAACAGAATTAAATAAGATAAGTGATATATTTTTAAAAGCATCAGGGACAACATCATCAACAAACAATATTTCAGAGAAAGTAAGTAAATTAGGTTATGATTACAATAAAATGAAAGCTGATGGTTTTAGCGACGAAGAAATTAAGAAATCTTTAAATATAAAATAATATGGCTACATTAGATTTAAATAAATATAAACTTGAAAATAATTTAGATAAGTATAAAGTTGCTCAACCAACCAAAATTGGTAGTCAGCAACCTAAATCTAAGTTTCAAAATATATTTGGTCAAGGAGGAAAGGCTGAACAATTTGGTAGTCAAGCTGGTCGTTCTTTATGGCGAACAGCCGAAACTATTGCTAATATACCAAGAAAAGTTGTAGGGGCAGAACCATTGAAACTTCCTGAAGGATTGACAAGAAAAGGTATAACACCGACTGAAAAGGCAGGTGGAGTTTTTGGTGAGGCAATACAATATCTAACACCAGTGGGAGCAGAGACAGCTACAACAAAAGGATTAACTATATTAGGTAAAGTTTTAAAAAATGCTCCTAAAATAGTTAAAGGAGCAAGTAAGTTAGGTGTAAAATCTTTAATTGGTGGAACAGAGTTTGCCGGAAAAACTGCTTTAATGGGTGGCGATAGAGAAGATGTAAAATCAGCTGGAGTAATTGGATTAGCTACACCTCCAGCAGTTAAAGTATTAGGGAAGGGTTTGAAAGTAGCGTTTAAAGATATATTCCCAATTATTGCTGGTTCTATGAGTGGTATTGACCCTAAAACAATAAAAGCAATATTTAATAATCCAGAAGCTATTATTAAAAATATGGCTAATAAGCCAGTTCCATTAGATGTTAGGACTAAAGCTATCGAAGCTCTCAATAAATATAGAACAAGGGTTGGATCTACGTTTGAAAAAGGAATTGATTCTATGGCGAAACTATCACCAAGAATAAAACAAGCAAGAACAGCAGTAGGAGAAAAATATCCTGGTGTATTTAGTGGAGTAAAAGGAGAGTTTAAAAAAGTAATGGAAACTGGAAAAAATACTCTTAAAGGAACACTTAATAAGTTTAGAGTGTCTGTAAAAGATAATATGCTTGATTTTGATAAACTTAATAGCTCAATAGTATCACCAACAGAAAGAAAACAGATACAAGCTGTCTGGGATACTATTAATAATCAAAAAGATTTTTCTGTAAAAGGTGTTCAAGATGTAGCTTCGAGAATAAATGTTTTAGCAAAGTTTACTGATGGAGTTAAAACACAAAGCAGTGCTATTATAGGAAATATGTTAAATGTCTATAAGAAAGGAATTAAAAAAGTTTATCCAGAATTAAGAAAATTAAGAAATCAATATGAAGTAGATAAAAAAATAATTAAAGGTTTAGAAGATATTTTAAAGAGTTCTAAAGGTGAAGTAACCAATCCAACAACAGCAACATCAGTTGCCAAAAGATTGACTAAATTATTTAATGAAGATAATGAAGCTTATGTTAGAGCATTAAAAATATTAGAAGAAGAATCTGGCGAAGATTTTATAAGTCAATTTATAGCAACTAATTTTGATACTTGGCTTCCGGGGGCAACTGGAAGTCTAGGTAGTAAGTTTGCTCAAGCTGGTATCATAGGAGGAGCAATAGCTGGTGGTGGTTTTATAAATCCTTTAATATTTGCTGTTCTACCATTGGTATCTCCAAAAGTAGTAGGTAAAATTGCTACTACAATTGGAAAATCAGCTAAAGTTGCTCAAAAAATTGAACCATTATTGCCTAATATTTTAAAATAATATGACTATACAAGAAAACATCTTAAATCAAACAGCAGAAGCTAATAATAACCTTGAAGCTATACAAGCTTTAAATAGTGTTAGTGTAGATAAATTAGACACATTAGCAGATAAGTTAGATAATTTAAAAGGTCTTCCTGAAGCTTTAACTTTAATAGAAAAAATTAAAGGAAAAGATGGTGAAAAAGGTGATCAGGGAGAAAAAGGAGATAAGGGTGATAAAGGTGATAAAGGAGATACTCCTATTAAAGGAAAAGATTATTTTGATGGTAAAGAAGGTAAAGTTGGTAAAGATGGAAAAAATGGTAAGGATGGGAAAGAAGGTAAAAGGGGTAAAACCGGAAAGGCAGGAATTGATGGTAAAGATGGTTTTGATGGTCAAGATGGACAAGATGGATCACCTGATACTGGAGCTGATATTGTAAGTAAGATTAATGATTTGCCTAAAGATGAGTGGTCACCTAAAATAGATGCTTTCCATATTAAAGGGTTGCCGGACTTTACTCCTTTATTTGCTGGTAGATCAGTAGGAGGAGGTGGTGGAACTTGGGAATCATTAACTGGAACTCCAACAGCTTTACTCTTAGACCAAACAACTCCTCAAACAGTATCAGGTGGGTTTCCTTATTTTAGTAGTGGTATAAATACAAATATAATAAAACCAAATACTGATTCAACTACTGCTATACAAATAAATAAAGCTGATGGAACTACTAATGTCTTTAATGTTGATACAACAAACTCAAGAATTGGAATTGGAACAACAGCACCAGCTGCCAAGCTTCACGTTAAAACTGCAGCAACAGAACAACTCATTAGAATATCAGATTATGCTATTGGAAGTTCAGAAAGTGGACCTTATTATTCTGGATTTTATGCTGCAGGAGATGATGTCACTTTCCATTTAGTTCGTTCTTCTACTGGTATGGCTTTAATGGCTGGTGGAGTAAACGGAGATGCTTATCGTAGGATTTTAATAAATGCTGCTGGTAATTTTGAATGGGGAACTGGTGCTATTGCAAGAGATACATTTTTAGGTAGAAGTACTGCTAATACTTTAAGATTAGGTTCTGCTTCTGATTTAACTGGTAATGCTACTTTGATAGTTAATGAGAAAATAGGAATTGGGACGACTAGTCCGACTGGAACACTTCACGCTTATGGGTCTGCTCCTCACGGAGTATTAGTTGATAGTGCCGCTGCAGGAGATAGTGCTGTTGTTCTACAAGTAGGGACAGCTTCTTCAAAGATAATGTTTGATAGCACAAATGATTTTGAATTTGCTTCCAACTCAAAAGCTAATGTTAGAACTGGAACTGGGTCTGGTAAGACAAGTATCTTTTATATTGAAGGATTAGCTCCAGCAAATAGTATTTATATTAAAGCAACAACAGGTAATGTTGGGATTGGGACTGCAACACCTCACACAATTTTACACACAAAATCTTTTGCCACAGAATTAACTCAAGCAACTGCTGATACCGATTTAACAACAGCTCATCACACTATAGAAATTACAGCCAATACTTTTGCTCAAAACTTACCAACAGCTTCAGGAATACAAGGTAGAATATATGTTATTAAAAATAGTGGAACAGGTGTTATTACCTTAACTCCAAATGGTGCTGAAACCATAGATGGAGCATCAACTATCACTCTAGTCCAGTATGATAGTGTGACCGTTCAAAGCAATGGAACTAATTGGATAATAATTTAAAATAATATGTCATACTTTAAAAAATTTGGAACATTAGAAACTAACTACTCTCAATTTGAAGTAGATGGAACTTATAAAGCAAATGGAACTGCTACCACTTTTGATGATGTTAGAGTTAGTGGATTAGGAGTTGTTAAACAAGGTTCAGCTGACCCTGGATTTGCTCTTTTTAAAGAAGATGGGGCTGGTTCTCACGGAGTATTCCTTAATTGGTTTGACCCTAATGATGAAGAAGAAGTATTTTTTGCTATTCAACTACCACACCATTATAAAGAAGGAACATCAATTTATCCTCACGTTCATTGGGTTCCTGCCAATGATGGCGGACTTGGAGAATTTGTAAAATGGGGATTAGAATATACTTGGGCCAATATAGATGAAGTTCATAACAATAATACACAGATAGTTTACACAGATGCTTCTGCAGCTTTAACTGCAACAACTTCAGGAGATGGAACTATGGCTAAAGATAAACATTATGTATCAGAATTCAGTTCAATAGCACAAACACCACAATCAACCAATGGAACAATATCTTCAATGTTAATTTGTCGGTTATTTAGAAATGCTACAGATGCGACCGATGATTTTCCACACGATGCAGGATTATTAGAAATAGATTTCCACATAGAACAAGACACTCTTGGAAGCAGGTCAGCGTGGTTAAAATAACTTATTATACATAATTAAAAAATAAAAAGGAGGTTAAAATGGTTCTTTACATTTGTAAATATTGCTATGTGATAATTGGTTGCCAAAAGAAAGGCAAGAAGTCAAAGTTATGCTCTAAATGTTCAGAGCCAATTCCTTGTGAGAATTATCTGAACACAACAGAAGTAATCTTAGATTATGTCTGTATGGAATGTAATTTAGAACGACTTTCTAAACTTAACTAATGAACAGAGTAGTATATCGGGGAGAACATTACTATTGTAAGCTCCCAGTAAGAGAAAGTTTGTTCCCTGATTTAAGGCGAACAAGACCTGATTATGAAGTCAGGATAAAAAACATTTATAATGGAATAGAAAGGGTCGTTAAAATAGGCGACCTAAAAATGTATTCCGAAACGTGAGCTTCGGCTCACTTTCTAATCTATAATTAACTTTAATAGTATGAAGTATTTAAAAGACTTTTTTACAAACAAAAGATTTAAAACTTTCCTATGGATAACAGGGAATAGTTTCGTAGTTTTAGTTATTGCTTATTTAACAGACCTTAATTTAGCTTGGACACCACCGATTATAGCGATACTTAATGTCCTAACAAAATGGATAAACACAAAATATATAAAATAATTAATAATTTAATTCAAATAATGTATGGTATGTGCTTCTTTATTATCTTTGCCTTACTGGGTGGCATAATATTGCTGATAATAGGAACAATATGCTTATATTTTAGAATAAGAGTATGAATAAAAACTTTACAAATGGAGAACTCGGCATTATGTTAGAGAACTTGTGCGAGAAAACTGAAGATGGTTTTAAAGGTATCCATCAAAGACAAGATTTAACTAATGGAAATGTTATTAAGAATACCGAGTTCCGATTAAATGCGACTGCCACATTGAATACATTAAAGTATTTAGTAGCTATTTTTGGAATAGGAACTATCTTTAACGTAATTTCAAATTGGCAGAACTTTTTTAACTAATATGAAAATAGTTGCTGGAGCAATAAAACCTGAAATACTGCCTTTATCTTATGAATTTGGTGGTATGACACCAGTAGAACAAAAGATTTTATTTCCTAATAGTGATTGTATAGGGTGGTTGCCTGAAGATGAGCAACAGATAGGAGTATATTTTGATGACTGGGGTTGTGTCAGCAGAAGCTTTTTAAATGGAATAGAGACCTTAATAGCAATACAAATAGCTTATATGATGTCTGCTAATAAAAACTGGTTATTTCAGAACATATATCTTAATAATAAACCTAATTTTTCCGATAGAGATTTAATAGTATTGTCAGAAACTAAACCTAATATAGGTAATTCTGGTCAGAAAGTCCTTGAAACAGCGCAAAAAAAAGGTATAATAGCTGAACATTTAGCTACTTGGGACTTTAAAAGCCGAGATCCGGAAGAAAATTGTCCAATTAAATACTATTTATATGGCAGAACTCCGATCAGCGACCAAAAAGCAAGGGAGTGGAACGATAGATTTCAAATAACAGGTGAATTTGTTGGTCGAGAGAACTGGAAAGAAGCTTCTAAATATGGAGTATTACAAGTATATGTAAATGCTTGGCATAAAAATAAAGATGGAAAATACTATAATCCAACTGGCAGTATAAATCACGCTGTTATTATGTGTGATTATGATAATATAAAGATTTATGATAGCTACCCTGAACATATAAAGGAGTTAAGAAGCTGGGAAGATGCTTATTATTGGGCTTTAAAAATTAATATAATTGAAAAAACTCATATGAAACCAAAAATAACAAACAATTCTTTAGTAATCCTTGTTGAAGGACAGGGTGGTATTGGATTATATTTAGATGATAAAATCATAGTAGATGATGAAGCTAAAATCAATTCAGTTTTTATGACAAGGAACTCTAAAAACAATTTCTTCTCTGGTGGACCAACGATCAGTTTAACTCAAGAACAATGGAATATGTTTGATAAGGTGAACTTAAAAAATGAACCAATTTAGTATAATCACCTGTGGATAACTAAACGATTTCAAAATGACCTCTATATTTATCAATGTTTATAGGGGTTTTATGTTAGGCAATTTTTAAGTTTTATGGTATAATATAGTTAAGACTTGCCGGAGGGTCAAAATAAAACTATGCTGGTGTTAAAACTAAAATAGTCCTTGATGCCTCCGATCGGTCAATTATAATTAACTACGAAAATATGAAACAAGTTTTGTTCTCAATCTTCATCTTAATCGCTTTTGTCCTAATCTTAAAGATAAGTAGCGATAAGATAGTAAAACACGACTGCCTAAAAGCCCAAAGACACTTTTTAGAATATAATGTGCCAATACCTGAGGATTTAAACTCTTTATGTGTTGAGCTTAAATACTATGAATAATACTCAACTGGGTGCGACATTAACACGAACCCTTAACAAGCTATCTGAAAAACAATTTCAAGAAAATCTAAAAAACAACAAAAAAATAGACAAGATGAATAAAGAAAGATTAGAGAGAGTGGCTAAATATAAAGCACTTAATAATTAACTTAAATACTATGAATAGAGAAATAACAACAGGAACTACTTCTAATATATGTCCAAGATGTGGAAGGTATATTATAGACCCATTATCATATACTGGTACTGGACAAATTGAACTATGTGAATGTAATAAGGTTTGTATGTGTGAAGAAAGATGTCAGAAGTGTGGTGGTATTATACTTAATAATAAATATTATAGACCCATTATTAAAAGTAGAAACTTATACAAGTGAAAGTTTACCTCACGAACAAGTTTTAACTAATATTAAAAGTAAAGATATATTAAAAGAGTTTGAAGAAAAATATTCATCATTTGAGCTATGTAATATAGTAAGTAAACCAGAGCTGAACAGATTAAAAGATTTTATATCAAAAGCCATAGACCAAACAATAGAAGAAACTATTAAGGAGGCTATCAAAAAAATAAATAAAATAAAAATAGCAGTTGCTAAACAGGCTGGAGCTTTTAAATATGATAGTTGTTATGAAGACTGTGTTGATATACTTAATAAACTAAAAAAGTAATATGAAAACATATAAAGTATGGATTACTGTTTCAGATTATGCTGAACAACCAATTAAATATGGGGAGTATTGGAAACAAAAAGAAAAGCCAAATAGCCTTGAGAAGGTTAAAAAAGCTAAATTAATAATTGAAGATAAATAGATAGTTATATGAAGTATCCAAAAATTAATAACACAAAAATAGACAGCATTAATCAGAGTAGATTTAACAATCTATATGGAGTTCTATGTGAACAAATTGAATTTGATAATGAAGAAAACGCACTAAAATTAACTAAAAGCGATATTGAATTACTAGCATACAATAATGCTGTAAGAATTATATCACAGCCTTATTAAATATGAAAAACGAAGACAAACAAGTAATAGGAACATTTTTTATAATAACTTGGATTTTAATATTAATATCAATTTTATGCAAGTAGAAGCAAAAAAATGTAAGTGGTGCGGAAAAAAGATAGTTGAGTGGGACTTAAAAAAGCACGAAGAAACCTGCAACTTAAATGACGGGGGTAAACACGAAATGAACCAAGAAGCTATTGCTAATAAATATTTTTAATAATATGATATCAATAAAAGAACAATTGCTTGAGGAGTTTGATAAATTAACTCCATATCCAGAAGATTGTGGAGATAATTATTGCGAACAAAAAGAATGGTTGAAAAAAAATAATCATCTTTATGATAATGAAGTTTATAATGAGCCAATGTATGATTTGTCAGAAGATAAAATAAAAGCCTTCCTTCTACAAGCAATAGACAGGGCGATAAAGGAAACCATTAAAGAAAACGAGTTGGTAGACTTAACAGGAAAAAGTGGCGACACAATATATTATAATGATTATTTATCTAGTAAAAGATATACTTGGAAATGTATTAAAATAGATAATTTATAAACTAAAAAAGTAATATGAAGCTATTAGCACTTCTAATTCCAATATGGCTGATTATACCTTTTCATCAGATAAACGCACCACAGGGCAATTTTAAGCCTCTGGTGGCATCTGTAGAGCCAACCATACAAGCAAGAATAACCTGTTATCTTGCGACAGGCAATCTTACAGCTTCTGGTAAAGTTCCTAAAGCTGGAATGATAGCCACGAGCGATAGAACTATACCTTTTGGAACAGAAATAATCATAGATGGAGAAACTTATATAGTTGAAGATAGAACTAATAAAAGATTTCAAGACTTTGAAGTACAAACAATAGATATATTTTGGGAAGATAGTTTAGAAAGTTGCCTTAGTTATGGAGTTCAATATAAAGATATAATAATAAAATAACAACTATATGGATTTAAAACAAAAAACCTTATTCTGTCTACAAAAACACCCTGAAACAAGGAATAGTGATATTGCCTTAACTGAAAAGATTTGGTGGGAGTTCCATAATTCTAAAATAAAGGAGTTTGATGGAGAAAAGTATGTAAAGATAAAAGATATGTATGAATTGCCGAGAGAGGACAATGTTAAGAGGATCAGGGCAAAGATACAAAACGAAGAACATAAGTTTCTTCCAACTAATGATATAATACTTAAACAGCGAGGACTACTGGCAGAGAAATGGAGATTAGAAATGATGCCAAGTAATACAGCTAGATACTAATATGGGATGTTTAATTTTAGCAATAATAGGAATAGTAATAGCTTTTAAGATACATTGGATTTTAGGAGTAATAGCTTTAGTAGTTATTTTAGGGTTATTTAATGGTGATTTTAAAGATTAATAAAAAGATTTGACTTAATTTTAATAATTTGCTATAATAGTTTTATATGCGTATAAATACAATCACAATTAAAAAAAGAAAGCAGTGTTTATCTCCTAATCCGAAAGGGTTTGTGGCTCGTGATTGTGCCATTACGCAAGGAGATGAACTCTGCTTTTTTAATTTAATAATACAATAATATGGCAAAAAAAAGGTATATTAATACGAAGTTTTGGGATGACAATTATGTCGTTAATTTAGATCCAATAGAGAAATTAATGTTCTTGTATTTTATCACAAATCCATTAACAGATATTTGTGGTATTTACGAGATACCATTAAGAAGAATGGCCTTTGATACAGGAATAGATAAGTATATGATATTGAAAATAATAGAAAGGTTTGAAGAAGATGATAAAATCTATTATATAGATGGCTGGATATATGTTAAGAACTTTTCTAAAAACCAAATTATTAATGATAGTGTCCAAAAGGGCATAGAAAGGAGTTTATTAGTTGTTCCTAAAGAAATAATAGATAGAATTAATATAATAGAACAGAGTGGGGACAGAGTGGTGGCAGACTGCGACATACCTAAACCTAAACCTGAACTTATATATAATAGCGACAAGTCGCCAATAAATTATAAAGATCTTGTAAAGGGAATGGGAATACCAAGTAAGCCAGTAAATACTCAACAATGGCAAGAACAAGCTTTAGAGGTTATTAAAGGTTTAAATGTTCCGGAAAATAAAGTGTCATCGGTTTTTAAATGTTTTAAAGATAATCCACAGAAAGCTAAAACAGCTTGGCTTGATTGTAAGGAATTAGGCAAACTAAATGTTCTTTACTTCTTAAAGGTTTATAATATTATAAGTAAAAAGACCTGTGGATAACTCGGCTTTTTTAGAAGTAGCTAAATAAAAGCCAATGTTTATAGGGGTAAAATACTTGGATAAAAAATAAAAATATAGTATAATATAATTGTAGGAGAGAAATTACTCTCCACTAATATATCAAAAATATGAACAACGAAACAATCACACAATTCCAAGAAAACTTGGAACAGCTTAAAAAGATAAATGACTTATTGTCAGATATGCAAGACAGACAACAAAGACATTTAGATGCTCTTAAAGAGAAAAAGGAAATCTTAGAGGCCAGAGATATTGCCGATTATATGATTAACGCCTAACTATATGAGCAGAGAACTATATTTACAACAAAAAGGAATAGTAGAGAAAGAGTCATTAAATAGGCGAGTAGATCTACAACGACTAATAAAAGAACACGCCGGAATAGATATTGACTTAGATGGTATCACTAAAAAACAAGGTAGATATCTATATGCTATGGTATTTCAAAGAAATATCGAAGCACTTAAAAACTTTAAAAATTAATAACTAAAAGTATGGAAAACCTAAGAGACAAAGCAATTAAAATTAAGGGTAAAGATTATGTTCAAGTGAGTGATAGAATATTGGCCTTTAATGAGATGTATAATAAGGCTGATATAATAACAAATTATTTTTATATAGAGGGATTAAATATGTTCGTTGTTAGAGCCGAAATAATAACAGAAAAAGGAACTTTTACTGGTATGAGTCAAGCAGTAATTGGTGATGGATATATAAACAAGACAAGTGCTTTAGAAAATGCTGAAACTTCAGCAGTCGGCAGAGCATTAGGTATGATGGGAATTGGTGTTTTAGATAGTGTAGCAAGTATTGATGAAATAAATAAAGCCAGTTATAACGATATTAAAGTAAATACAATACCAAAAATGATATCAGGCCTTGATAAAGCTAAACAAGTAAGTATAGAAAATAAGAAAAAAGATATTAAGATATTTTTAGAAATTAACTCAACTGAAAAGCCGAAAACAAAAGAAGATTATGAAAAAGCTTGTTTAGAAATGTTAGGTATAGAGTTAGTAGAAAATAATTACGATGAAATAATTAAGATAATTAATAAACAATAATATGGAAATCAAGTTCATTAAAGGTTTATTCGTAAATAAGCCAAGCGATAAAGTTCCTGAGTTTGTAAAAGCTAAAGTGTCAATATCAGCCGATAGTTTTATTCCTTTCTTAAAGGATAATGTAAATGGAAAGGGTTATATAAACTTTGATATATTAGAGAGTAAAGATGGAAAATATTATGCTAAATTAGATAATTATAATACTGAAACTAAGACAGAAGAAAATGAAATAGTAGAAGAAGTTGAAATAATAGAAGAAAATAATGAAGATGAGATAAAAATAGAAGATATACCTTTCTAATTAACAAATAGTCATCACCATAAGTGGTGGCTAATAGCGAGAGAGAGATGTGAGAAGGACAGTGAGCCTTTAACAATAAATGGTATATCAATCGTAGTATGCTTTCTGAACATAGTAGTAGCTCTTATCAAGCGAACAGTTGGAGTGATAATGCGGTGATTAATCATACAGGTGTGATAACCTTGGCATTAATCTGAAAACCATTTAAACAGACTGCTGGTCTAACCCAGCCACATCTTTCTTTCACTATTGGTAAAAATTAATTAAATATATGAAAAATAAAGTTTTACACTATTCGTTAGTTATTCTAAATGAATACGGAGGATACAATACAACAACTCTTTGTGGAAGAATGCTAAATTACGAAGATGATGGTTACAATGTAGCAGACAAAAAAGAGCAGGTATCTTGTAAGCATTGTTTAAAGGATATGGAAACTTATTTGGGTAAAACATTAATGGAAAAAAGTATATCTTATAAATAAGTTTCACTATTGGTAAATTGTTTGTTGATGGAGGGCGTCTTGAAATTTATAGACCACAGCTTTGGATGGCTCGTGTATCAAAGACCCTCACCATTAGCAAATAATTAAACTAT